TACCTTAGATCCTGCTGTTCCGATGGATTTACTGTGCTTCTTTTTTTATCAAACCAGACTTTTAAGGTTTTATATTCATCCTCTTCTAAGCATTCCACTTTGCCATAAGAAAACAGTTTGTTTAATTTCTCCTTTCTCTTATCACATCCGCAGTCTTCTCCTGCTACAAATTTTACTAACTTTTTAATTCCTGTTGCTTTGGTTACTTTTTCAATGGAGTCTCCAAGACCTTTGCTTTTTTTCTTTGCCATTTTAATTTAATTTATTATATTTGTTATTCAATAAACAATGGGTAAGGATTTTAATCTTAAATTATCTCAAGAGGTGCTAACTCGAATTAGCGCCTCTTTTTAATTTAATTCAACCTCGAATAATTCTAAAAAATCCTCTTCTTCTAATTGCTTCTGGAGACAAAAAATTTGGATTGCATCTGATAATTCTTTTGCCCTGACTATTGAAACGGCCTCTTTGTTTTCGTCTCCTTTGATATAGAAATAATATTTTTTCATTCCTCTTTTATAAAATTATAATCTTTGTTTTTGAAATCCTCCCAGTCCTCCCCTACTGATGCTTTAATTCTTTCTTTGCAATTCTTTAAAGTTTGGAAAATTGAATCTCTAGAGATCTTAGTTTCTTTAGCTAATGTCCTGATGCTTTTGCCGCTTGAAACATATACGGTAAATAACATTTGATCGTACCAATGCCAGGACTCAACCTCTTGTCTTATCTTATTTAATATCACTTCGTATTTCTCAAATTTAATTGATTCATCAATCTCAGGAGTTTTTGATACGAATAGATTGTCAATTTTATAACTCGGTTCATCGACATATAATAAAGGATTGTCAATTTTGACTCCTTTTTCTCTGTTGCTTCTCTGTTTCCTTATATGCATTATCCACGTATTTCTTAAAGCAAAATAAACATAACTTTTATTAAGTTCTCCATTTATAAACAATTTTTTCAGGTCTGCTCTATTTAATAATCTAATATAAACTTCTTGAACTATATCTTCGGACTGATCCTTCGCTCCGAAACTCTGCATTATAGCAATCCATTCTTTATGGTATTTCGTTACTCTGTTTAACCATTCCACAGACGTAAAGATATAAAAAAAGCCCTATAAATTAATATAAGGCTTCTTTGTTATCAATAAAAACATAAGAAATATGTAACAAATATAGGTTTTTTTTTAGAAAGGTAAATCATCTTTCTCCTCTTTTTCTTCTGAAAATTCTTTAATTGTTATTTCTTCTTTGATATATGGTTCTGAAAAAGTAAAGTTTATTTGATCCTCTTCTCCGTTTTTTTTCCAGGCAGCGAATTCAAAGTCTACTCCTTTAAAATTTCCCTTTCCTTTAAAGTCAGGGTGACGATCTGTTTTCTTCCATTTGTTTTTAAAGGCTATTCCTTTATTCTCGTAATTATTCTCCATCTTTTTTGTTTTTTTTATTATATTTATTTTTCGCTTCTTTGTAAAGATCCACTAAATACTCCAGTTGATCATTCTCTTTATTAAAGTTTTGAATGTAATTGTCTTGACACATTATTTTTATGATATCCTCATTTAATCCGTTAAAATCATAAACCATTGATTTAATTGATCTTGCTATCCTAGCACTAAATGGTGAGGCTTTCATTTTAAAATCTGCCATACAATTTAAAATATTAAAAACTTCTTCTGCTTTTTCTCTTCCTAATTTATAAGTGTTATTTTTTAAGGATGTTAATATTTGATATTTTTTACTTTCCATTAATATCTCAAGCGATGTAGTTGCTCTTAATTTTCTACCTGTTTCTGCTTCCCATTGTTCCGCAATTAGTAACGCTTCATGAACGTCAAGATTTCCTGTTTGCGCTGAATAATTTGCATAATCTAAAGCAGTCCATCTTTTTCCAGTATTATTTATTTCGATTGTGTGTTTATCCTCTTTCCATGTTTGGCTAACAATATAAGGCACAGAATAATTTAAAGACCTTAAAGCCCAAAATCTATGCTGTCCGTCAACAATATATTTATCAGGATTCACGATTATTGGAATCTGAATCCCATATTGTTTAATACTTTCAGTTAATTTGTCAATCATTTTACTGTTTGGCTTTCTGTTAGTATCTAAGAAATTAAACATTTTATAGTCTTTTGTTATTCCAACGGCAAACTTATTTTTTATGTCCATCTTTTCGATTTTTTTTATTTAACATTATTCTTCTTACTTCTTTCCCTAACTGTTTATCATTAGGAAATTTTTTTGTTAGATCCAAAAGTATCGCATTAATATCCTGAATGCCTAAAAGATAACCGATTGTTCTGTCTTTCTGCTCTGCATCTGATAATAAATTCTTTTTTTCTTCGCTCATAACTCTTGTATTCTTTTAATAGTGTTTTCTTTTATTTCTGCTATTTCCTTTGAACCGAACCAATCTATAAACTGATATGCATCGAATAAGATCATGTATTCCTTATCCATTATCCGATCATACATACATAAATAAATGTGGTTTCCTTTTTTATCGAATTGATAGGTATGGATTTCTGGAAATTCGATTCTCGTTTCTTCTTGTGGACTTTCAGGCATTTTCTACTTCTTTAATGGTTAATAATTCATTTAATTCATTATAGTATTCTCTGCATTCTTCTACTCTTTGTTTTATCTCTTCGATTATATTTTCATCATATTCGATAATAAAAGTTTTCACTCTCAGTTCTTTAGGAATGTTTTCAAAAGAATGATTATTTTCAACATACTCTCTGATCTCAGGATTTTCATCTATTGCTTTATGCTTCCAATGCTCACGCCTGACTTCATCTTCTACTATCTGTTCAGGAGTATCTAAAAGGCAATAACAAAGTCTAGATACTTTCTTTCCTGTTAGCCACATATATCCCTGTAGCTGATACATATAATTTTTGTTTGTAATCTTCTCGCTGAAAAAGTTTTCAAAATAAGTAAATGCATTCCAGGATGATTTAATATCTATCAAAATATCAGATGTATTAATATCTGGAGTTCCTGTTATATAATCATTTTCAAAGGAATCGTGATTCTTATATAAGAGTTCTAAGTTAAGAACTTCATTGCACAAATAAATTCCATTTGATTCTACTTCATTTCCCTTATCCGTATATCTATTTGAAAAGTCTTTATATTTTCCGAATTTATTCTGTATTAAAACTTCTCTAATATGATTCTTTGCAGTCTGTGATAATTTTTCCTTTTTACTTCTCGCATTAGTCATTATTAATCCGATTGAAGAGCATCTAGTTTTATACATTTTTCAATTGTTTTTTTTGATTAGAATCAATGTAATATTTTTTCTCTATTTCTTCTATCGTATGCTCCCCATTTTTAACTGATTCTTTTGCTTTTAAAAAAAGGCTTTCTGTTAATCTAGGTTTTGTTATTTCCTGCTCTCCTGATGCATCTAAATCTTTGTCTGTAACTATTCCGAGTAGACTGCTCAATGCATACCTCCGAAAATAAGTAATAGCAGATCCATAAACTTGGAATGCATTCATACCTTTTAATTGAACATCTTGCGGAATTGCAGCGCATGATTCAATCGTATCGCCTGATTTTGTATGAAATAAGATTGTTCTTAATTCTTTCCCATCTATTAATTGGGTAAAGCCTAAATTATGCTTTTTTAATAATGGCATAATGACTTCAAAGATTGCAGGAAGATCAGCATAAGAATATCCGTAGCCTTTCGTTCCTTTGTGGATCACTTTGCATTCTTGTTGGAATGAAGCAAGACTTTTATAGATGTTTTCTTTCGGTAAACTGCCGTTTGAGGATGCAGCTAAATCCTGATTCATAAGATCGATGACCTTGTCAGTTGTTTTACTCATTTCTTTATGTTTTTAATTAATATTTCTTTATGTTGATAAAATTAAGAAAAATTTTCGATTTCTTTACATTTTTGCTTATATTCTTTTATAATTTCCTTTAATTCTTCTTTATCCCATTTCTTTATTTTGTTGCTCTGCTTCTCTAGATCATCGAATTCTTTCAAACCTATCCTGGAGAGTAATCTCAAATGATATTGATATAAACTTCCATGTTCCCATCTGTTACAGTAAACGCACTGAGCGTGGATATTTCTTAAATCGAATCTTACTGATCCATGACCTCCGGCAGAAAAAAAATGTCCTGCGTCATATTTACCGAGAAATTTTTCTCCACAACTGATGCAACCTTTTTCTTCATCTCTAAGCCTGACGAATTTATTAACCCATTTTTGTGCTTCTTTAATAAAATCGCTAGTTGTTTTTAATTCTGCTTTCATTCGTCTTTTTTTTGATTTCCATTGTGCTACTTTAGCTTTAGAAATCCAGATTTCAAGGCATTCGCTTTTTGAACAATATTTCTGATTGAAATGGATCGGTTCAAATTTCTCTTTGCAGTTTTTACAGCGTGGCATCGTTCAATAGATTTTCAATTGTTGTTTTTAATTTTATATTTTCCGCTTTTAATTCTAAATTCAATATATTCAAAGAATGTAATTGACTGCTTTGAGCCATACACTTCTCATCTAAGCGATGTAATATTACTTTGCTATAATCTAACTCCATTAGACTGTCTTTTTGCGTTCTGATCAATTCTTTTTTATGCGGAGTTTTTTCTTCTAAATCTTCTAGTGCCTGCTTTGCTCTAAGATAAACTTTCATTAATCCTACCTTTGCATTTATAACTTCTATCATTCTATTTCAAATTTTAATTTTCTTTGTGTTGGGTGCTTGTCAACTCTTGGACGAGGTTTACTGTTCCAACTGCCACCTCCTCTTTCTCCTACTAATCTCCATCCTGAAGCATATAAGGAAGTTCCTTTTTCAGAATCTAATATATAAGTAATTAATTTCTTATAACCTAAATTTTTTGCAACTCTCCAACTTGCAGAATATAGCATACTACATACCATTTTTGTCCCATCAGTACAAAGCCTATTTACTTCTAAAGTCCATCCATTGTCTAATCTTCTCGCTACTGGTCTTCCAACCATTGCAACACCAACTATTTTGTCATCCCTAGCTACTGCAATTTGAAAAATACTGCCTACAGATGCTTTATGATGTCGATGATGCTCATTTATAAATGCTTTTGCTTCTCCTTGTCTTATCGGTACAATATGCAGTTTACTCATCTAGATCTATATTTTTTTAATGGGTCAATTCCCTGAACTGTAAATCCTAACCCAGAATTAAAGTTAAATAATAAAGGCATATTAATCTCAGTTAATGAACCTCCTGTATCTTTATCTTTTATTTTCTCCGTTGAAATCATTGTTTCATATTTCATCGTTGGACTTTTAAT